CGATGCTGATGGTAAATTTACTTTACCAAGTATCAATATAGATAGTAATGGAGCTACTGCAGGCGATAACGACGTTAACAATCTAAACAATATCGGTGCAACTTTCACATTTTTTGTTGAAACAGCTGCAACTGATATGGACATCAAAACAGATGGTACTGATAAATTTAAAGGTGCTATTATGATTGGTGTTGACGATGGTTCGAAAAAAGCTTTCGTACCAGGCGCATCTAACGATGTTATTACTATGAATGGTTCGCCTGGTAATGCAGGCGTCCTTTAAAAGGAGGACAAAACATGGCAGCAGACACAGTATTAAATACAACTGTATTTGACGGATCAAAAAAACTTATCACTCACTACAATGTGGTTTCGGGTGATGGAGAAGGAAGCACAACTAAAATAGTTGATGTTTCTGGATTAAATTCAAACAACGGTAAAACTTGCAAAACTGTAAGACTTAACAAAGTTAGTTTTAACGTTTCTGTAACAGCACCAGTAGATGCAATTAGAATGCAATGGGATGCAACAACAGATGTTGTATTTCAAACTTTAGCAGGTGAAATGGAATACGACTATTCATCTTTTGGTGGATTAAAAAACACTAGTGCTAGTGGATTCACTGGTGATGTAAATGTTGTTTTACCAGCTTGCGCCGCAGGAGATACAGGTACAATTGTTTGTGAGTGGATTAAAGTTTACGAATCGTAGGAGTTTAAATGGCTAATACTACTTCGGGAACAACAACGTTCGATAAAAGTTTTGCTATTGATGAAATAGTAGAGGAGGCTTTTGAAAGAATAGGCCAACAGAATGTTGCTGGTTATCAATTAAAAAACGCTAGAAGAACATTAAATATATTGTTTCAGGAATGGGGCAATAGAGGTATTCACTATTGGGAAATAGATGAACTTAATTTAGACTTGATTGAAGGACAATCAGACTATGATTTTTTTAGATCTAGCGATGATGGCACAAGTGCAACATCTACTCCAAATGGAGTATATGGAATATCCGATATCCTTGAAGCACAATTAAGGTCTAATAGAACTCAAACAACACAATCAGATTCACCAATGACTAAAGTAGATAGATCTACTTATGCAGGTTTTTCTAATAAATTATCTAAAGGAACACCTAATCAATATTGGGTAGAAAGATTTATTGATAAAGTTAGAGTGCATATTTATCCAACACCTGATTCTACGAATGCATCTAAAGATATGCATTTTTATTATATAAAAAGAATACAAGACGTAGGTGATTATACAAATGCAACTGACATTCCATTTAGATTTGTGCCTTGCATGGTGTCAGGATTGGCATATTATTTATCTATGAAATATATGCCACAAATGACTCAAGCAACAAAATTAATTTATGAGGATGAGTTTGCAAGAGCGTTAGCAGAAGATGGTTCTGCATCTAGCACACACATAACTCCTAAAGCATATTACCCAGGATCATAATGGCAAAATACGCAACAGGTAAATATGCAAAAGCAATATCAGACAGATCTGGTATGGAGTTTCCATACAAAGAAATGGTTAGAGAATGGAACGGTGCGTTTGTTCATGTGTCTGAGTTTGAACCAAAACAACCACAATTAGAACCAAAGCCAATGAATGGTGATGCAATATCTTTAAGACATGTAAGACCAGGAAGAGCAGAACCAGCTGCCGCTGCTATGTTAGGTAATAATCCTTTTTCAATAACTGCAAGTTCACAAACTATTACAGTAACAGAGCCTAATCACGGAAGAACAACTGGTGATACAGTAAGATTTAGAAATGTTAGAGGTAATCCAGGAGGTGTAGCTCTTTCGACGTACGAAAACTCTTCAGGATTTAGTATAACAGTAACTACAACAGATAAATATACATTTACATTAGGTGCAACTCCTAGTATAACAGAAAATTCAGGAGGACCAACTGTGTCCGCAGGACCAGTTACGATAACACCATGATAAAAAAATTAAAACATTTTTTTTGTAAATTATTTGGCATTAAACAATGTGCATGTGTGACTGTTTATGAAGATGAAGAAACTGCAAAACAAAAAAAGATACGTCTAAAACATAAAGCTGATATTGAAAGAATAGGAGAAGAGTAATGGCTGGATTAAGTGCATCAGGATTAAAAACACAAATTAGAAGTTACACAGAAACAGACTCTAATGTTTTAACAGATGCTGTTTTAGAAAATATTATTTTAAATGCTCAATATAGAATATTTAGAGATGTGCCTATCGATGCAGATAGAAAACAACAATTAGGTAATTTAGTTGCAGGACAAGAGTCAATCAACGCTCCTGCTGGTTGTTTATTTGTTAGAGGCATACAAGTATATGATACTGCAGGATCAGAAACTACAGGGGCTAATAGATGGTTAGAGAAAAAAGATTATACATATTTACAAGAGTATCAGGATGTAACCGGAACCTCCGCTGCTCAAGGTCAACCTAAATATTACGCTATGTTTGGTGGAGGCACAGGAGAGTCTGATACAACGTCAGGCCGTATAGCTTTTGCTCCAGTTCCTAATACAACTTACAGATTTAGAGTTCATTTTAATAAAATGCCAGATCTTTTAGAAGGTAATGATGTCAACTATCTTAGTATGAATTTTTCAAATGGTCTATTATATTGCTGTTTATCAGAGGCATATGGATTTTTAAAAGGTCCGATAGATATGTTGACTTTATATGAAAATAAATATAAACAAGAAGCACAGAAGTTCGCATTAGAACAAACTGGAAGAAGAAGACGAGACGATTATACTGACGGAACTGTCAGAATGAGAATTGAGTCTCCTTCGCCGTAATAGGAGATAAGATATGGCAATAACATCAGCAATATGTTCAAGCTTTAAACAAGAGCTTTTACAAGGTAAACATAGTTTTGAATCTTCAGGTGGACACACTTTTAAATTAGCACTATTTGATAGTGATGCTTCTTTAGGCGCTGCTACAACAGACTATTCAACTTCTGAAGAAATTACAAATACATCTGGAACTGCTTACACAGCAGGTGGTGCAACTCTTACAAATCAAGGGGTTTCATTATCTTCTACAACAGCGTTTACAGATTTTGCGGACGTAACTTATTCGTCTGCATCTTTCACTGCAAATGGTGCAATACTTTATAACACGACAACTAACGGTGGTTCAGGCACAACTGACGCTGTTTGTGTAATTGCATTTGGCGGTGACAAAACAGCAAGTAATGGAACTTTCAAAATTGAGTTTCCAGCAGCAGCAGCTACAACAGCAATCATCAGACTAGCTTAGGAGGTCGACCATGTCGACTACTTCAGGATGGGGCAGGTTTACCTGGGGCCAAGCGTATTGGAACGCAGACACAACTCTTAAAACAGGTTGGGGTGCACAAGCTTGGAGTGATGGTGAATGGGGTGAACTTAAAGATGCGATAGCACTTCCAACTGGTTTATCTATAACATCAAGTGTTGGATCTGTTGATGTACCTGATGTAATACTTACACCTACCGGTCAAGAAATTACAGCTTCACAAGGTGAGGGTTTTGTTCCTGTTGTATTAGAAACAACTTTATCTGCATCTTTTTCTGTTGGAGCTATAACTCCAAATGATCAAACACAAGGTTTAAGTGCAGATGCAATTACTGCATCTGTAGGAGCACCTACAGTAGCCGACATGGTTGTTGGTATGACAGGTGTATCTTTCACTGCTTCTCAAGGAACTGCAGTTGCACCAAACGATACTGTTCAACCATCTGGCCTATCAATAACTTCTGAACAAGGAACTGCAATTGGATCATCTTCACAAGAAGCAGATTTAACAGGTCAATCAGCTACTGTAAGTTTAGGAACAGTAACAGTGCCAAACGATACGGCTTTAATTTCTGGTGTATCAGCTTCATTTAGTTTAGGTTCTATCGTAGGTTTGGGTGGAGCTGTAGCTCTGCCAACTGGTCTATCATCAACAGCCTCTGTTGGATCATTAACTGTAGAAGAAGGTTTAGGATTAACAGGTCAATCTTTTAGTGCTAGTGTTGGTTCAATATCTGTTGTAGATATTCAGGTTGGATTAACTGGTCAATCAGCAACATTTAGTATAGGAGCTGTTGATATATTTGCTTACGGCGATGTTGACACTGGCTCAAATACGTCTTATAGTAATGTTTCAACGGGTTCGAATGACTCTTATTCGGATGTTGCAACAGGATCAAATACAAGTTATAGTGACGCTGCATAGGAGAAAAATATGGCATCAACATACACACCATTAGGTGTAGAACTTCAAGCAACTGGTGAAAATGCAGGAACTTGGGGTACGAAGACAAATACGAATTTACAAATCATCGAACAAATAGCTGGTGGTTATACGACTCAGGCTGTTTCTGATTCAGGAGACACAACACTTTCTGTTTCTGATGGTTCAACTGGTGCAACCCTTTCACACAGAGTTATAGAATTTACAGGATCTCTTACAGCATCACGAAATGTTACAATACCTTTAGATGTTCAAAACTTTTATTTTTTAAAAAACGCAACTTCTGGTTCACAGAACGTTGTATTTAAATATGTAACTGGTACAGGAACTTCTGCTACAGTTGCAAACGGTAAAACTGTAATTGCATATGCAAAAGCAGACGATGGTACTAATCCAAATATTTCTACAATCTCGCTAGCAAGTGATCTAGTTGACGATACTTCACCACAATTAGGTGGCGATTTAGATACCAACAGTTTCAATATAGCATTTGATGATGCACATGGAATTAACGATGAAAATGGAAACCAACAAATTATATTTCAAACAACATCATCTGCAGTAAACCAATTTGATGTTACAAACGCAGCAACAGGTAATGCACCTAGCATATCTGCAACTGGAGATGACTCTAATATTGATATTGCTTTGATTCCAAAAGGAACTGGTGAAACTAAAATTGGAACAGGAGCTGCAACAGCATCTCTTACATCAAGTGGTGCGTATGATCTTAAATTAGATACAAACTCAGGAACAAATTCAAGTTACATCAACATTGTTGATGCAGCTAATGGTAATGTACAGTTATATCCAAACGGAACAGGTTTAACTGAAATCGGTGGTGGAACAAACGCTGGAACAATTCAGCTTAATTGTGAGTCTAACTCCCACGGGATTAAACTACAATCACCTGCACACAGTGCAGCGCAAAGCTACACACTTATCTATCCTACTGGAAACGTAACAGCAGGAACATTTTTAAAAGTAGCTTCAATAACTGGTTCAGGAACCACGGCTGTTGGTCAATTATCATTTGCAGCAGCAGGAACTTCTTGGCAAGCAGTAAAAACTTCTACTTTCACAGCATCAGCTGGTGAAGGTTATTTTGTAAATACAACTAGTAATGTTAT